AGCGAGTGCAAAGCATTGTAAATATCTCTCCTAACATCTCAAAGACGGGCATTTATGGTTCAGCTATTTGAGTAAAAACATCTTGTAATTTAGCAAGGGTAGCTTGAAATCTTTCTTGTGCTGATGTAGATGCAAATTGATTTGCTAATTGTTCATCTCCTAATTGTTTTATAGCTCCTTCTACTCCATATTGCTTAACTAATTCATTATATCTTGCTCTAGCTTCTTCTTTATTTTTAGCTCCTATTTTATTTAAAGCTTCACCTTCCATTAACATATTAGCCATTTCATCTCTAGACATACCAAATACTTTAGCTTGGGCTTCTTGTTGTAAAACATTCATTTTACCAAAACTAGCAAATGTTATACCCTGTTTGTTCAATTCTTCAGCTAAACCACCCAAATCATTTGTTAACGCGAGATATCTTGCTCTTTCCAAATTCAGTTGTTTACCTGTCATTTCTTCAGCTTCAAATTCAGCATTAATAGAACTTTCCACATCTAATAAACTTTGTGATATACTTTCTAGTTGTTTAAGATCAGAACCTAACATTTTAGCTTGAGCTGATGCTGTTCCTAATTCTTTTCCTTGTGCTGTATATGTTAGTAATGTAGCTTTTGAAATATTATTTATATCATTTAATAATGTTTTTTCATTTATTGCTAAACCATTTTTTATATTCTGAGCCTTTACTTGACCTAAAAAATTAGCAGCGATTTCTTTTTCAGATTTATTAGTAAGTAGTTTTAATTTATATAATTGTCCTGCGGCTTCATTAGAATACCCGGCTTGTTTAGTAAGTTCCGTATAGTTAATCAATGATTCCTTACTAAGCATTGTGTTTGTTCCTAATATTTCACTTAATTCCAGGAAAGATTGATTTAATTTTTGGGCATCTATAAATACATTTCCTGTATTATATGCTATTGCGTTTACTTCATTATTTATGCCTCTAGCCTGATCATATGATATACCAAACTGTTTTGCCGTTTCTCCAGCTAATTTATCTAAGCTCAACATAGCATCTACTAACATAGCTATAATGGCTAATGGACCTAAGGATTTAGCTAGATTTACTCCTAAATTTTTAACTAAATTACCAGCCGTCTTAAGGTTGTTTACTAAAGTAGTTCCAAAATTACCTTCATTACCAGAATTTCTTCGAGCTTCAACTAAAGTTTTTGCATATTCTCTTGTTTTACCTATAGCATCATCAATTCCTAGTTGTTCTGATAATTCTTCCATTTCCATCTTTTTTAAAGATTGGTTTATACTCATAGCTAATCCATTTGTAACTCCTAAAGACTTATTTATATCTTCAGTTATTTCTTGTTCTATACGAAGAGATTCTGATATTTCATTATTAATTAAAAGTTGTTCCTTTAACCCTAATATTATATTATCAATAGCTTTTTTATTTTTACCCCTTAATAAACTAGATTTTATCTGAAGTTCTTTAATTTCAGTTTCAAGAGAGTTTTGGATTTTTTTATTTTTAATAATATCTTTTGCTATTTCACTTTCTTTTCTATTTAGATTGTTTCTATCTTTTAATTGATCTATTAAGGTTTTATTTAAATCTGTTAATTCTCTATTAGTTCTATTTAAACGTAATTGTTGTTCTCTAGTAATTCTAGCTTGCTCAGATAATTTTTTTGTTAAGGATATTTGATCCCTTAACTCATCAACATTTTGACGATTAATTTCTAATTGTTCTGCTAAAAGTTCATTTTGGTATTGTAAATCACCAAATTTTAAATCATCTGCCATATTATATATATTTCCATTTAATTACTCCAAAACTTTCTTCACTTTTACCTTCATCAGTAAAATTGGTAAAATTATGAGTAAAATAAACCTCACCATCCCCCGATAAATAAACATAATTAAAATTATGTGGGATTTCCATATCAGATATAAACCAATTTTCATCATTAAAATATGATTTTATATAATCTAATACTTCGTTTGGATCTTTATATCCTTTAATTTTTAAAAGACCTGTAAATTTATTATTGTTATTTAAACCTAAATATATTTTATTTAAGGGATTATTTATTTTTATTTCCGATAATAGGAAATTTCTTTGTTTTGCTATATCCATTGTTATATATTTTATATAAATATAAAAGGTCCCTATTTTTTAGGAACCTTTGCTTGATAAGTATTATTTGCTTGAGGAATATTTGGAGTTGATATTTTAGGAATATTTTTAGTAGTATCAGATATAATATTATCTTGTTCTTCTAATTTTTCGTTTTGCTTTCTATAATATTCTTCTATTTTTTTATAGGTAAAATTCCTTAACCAAACAGGCATATTATATACAGTTTCCCAATCGTATCCTCCATTACCATGAAATACTATCTCATGTATTTGAGAAAATAAATCTACTCTATATTGTTGACTGAGGCCAAAAAAAGTTAATATTAATTGGTATACGGATGCCCTCCGCGTCATCCTCATTTTCTTTATACATTAAATCGATTCCAGGTGATACTTTTCTTATTTCTTCTCTTAACTCGCGAGAATCAATAGCTAATAAACCTTTATCAACAAATTCTCTGATTGTTTTTGTTTCTCTATCACCATCTACTGATGTAATAATATATTTAAGTCTTGTTGAAATTTCTGGTGTTGGTTTGTTAGGGAATAGTTTTTTAAGACCTTCTAATTCTTTTTCAATCTTTTTTTCATCACCATGTGTTAATAATTTATATGTTATTTCTGTTTTGGTGTGAGGTAAAGTAAAAGAAAATTCATTTGTTCTTTCTTTTAATAATTTAGAAGTATCTAAATATTTATCTTTTAATTTAGTTAAATCTACGATTTTATCAACTATATTTCCTTCTTCATTAACTGTTTTTATTTGATAATCTTTACCATATCCTAAAATACGAGCAGCAATAAGTAAAGCATCTTTATCACCTTGTATTAAATTATCTATATTAATTTTAGTAATTAATAACGACTCAATTAATTTATCATAAACAGTTCCATTCGCTATATAGTTTTGATTAGTAAGAATATCTTCTTCTAATGCAGTCATATATTTCATTTCTACTTTTCCAGAAGATAATGGGTTATCTTCGGAATATAATAAACCCTTAGAAGGTAATTCTATTGTTTCTGTAGGTAATTTAAATTTTGGTTTTTCTTCCATAAATAATTAATAATTTTTATTGTTGTATATAAATATATAAAAAAAGAAAAACCTAACATTTTTTGTTAGGTTTATTTTAGGTTTTCAAGTAATATTCTTTTTACTTCAAGTATATTGTTGTTTATATCATTTTCCCAAAATCTGAGAAGTTTGTATCCATTATCTTTAAGCCATTGTTCTTTTTCTTTGTCTCTTATTAAATTTTTCTTTTGTGATTCATATTTGGGTAAAGAGTGTTTGGATTTTGGATTACAATGCCAAAAATCTCCATCTACCTCTATTACTAAGTTTTTTTCTGGTATATAAAAATCATAAAATGCTTTTATTTCTTTGGCGTATAATTTTTCTGTGAATTTTATATCTAATAATTCTAATATGTTTTTAAAAGTATTTTCTAATTTAGAAGAGTATTGTTTTTTCTTACCTATATCTCCCGTTTCCCATTTTTTATTTTGGATATCTCTCATTTTGTTTTTAGTTTCTTGGGAGTGTTTTCTTCCAACACCAAATCCTTCAGGTTTTGGTTTTGGTATACCTTTCATTCTTTTAGAAATTTTATTTCCAAAATTAGGATCTTTACTTCTTTCCTTAATAGCTTCTTTAATATGATCATATTCTCCAGAAGCAAATTTTTCTTTACGGGTTTTGATAATAGCATTTACTCTCTTTTCAGATTTAAGATCACCCCAATGACCTTCTAATCTTGATTGATGGCCGCTTATAAATTGACAAAAATCAGCTAATTTAGCTTCATATCGAGTTTCTTCTCCACATCCACAATTACAAGTTGGTTTTATCCCTTTATATTTAGTTTGAATTAAATATTCAGGGAATTTAAGACCATGATGAAATGAAGTATGTTTAGATAAACTAATCTGTTTATCTGTTTTAAAATTACATAATTTACATTCTAACATAAAAATTCTCTTCAATTTATTATACAAGTATAAATATATGAAGAGAATTTAAAATTGCCTAGGATTATTAAGTTTTTAATTATCCCGTTATGTTTTTGCTAGTAATTTAAGATACAATAATCCATACAAAGGGTAAGTTGAATTTCATTTGCTGTGTCTCCACTAGCCCAATCAAAATCACCAAAATTAGCTGTTTTTACAAATGCTCCTTTTATGATCCATTCTGATACTACATCTCCAACTGGTCCTAAAAAGTTTAATACTATATCTTTTTTATAAAAATCAGAATAACCATCTCTACCTGTTACAGATTCGTGAGCTAAACGAGCCCACTCCATTGTAGCTTGTGCCCCCGAAGGTGCAATTGGGTTATAAAGAGAAATATTCATATCACCCCAATTTACTTTACCTTTTATTTTACGGTAAACGTTGATGTGATCTAATTTAATTTCACCAGCATCAAAATTAGGTGCTGTTACTTTTTTTATTAAATATGATGGGATTCCATCTATATACATAATGTGTCTATTTGCTACGATTGGTTCGAAAGCAGTAAACATTAACTCGTTAGTCGACAATACAGCCATTATATTATTATTTTTTAGTTTTGTTATTATACTAATAAATATAACAAAATAAGAGAAAAATTAAAGTATTTTCCCAAGTTTATTTCTATTACCTATTTGATCTGTATAACCAAATGATTTTGCTATTTGGGTGGTTTTAAATTAATAATTAGTTAATTTTATATTTAGGATTATTTTTTGAATCTTTCCCTATATATTTTTTACCATTAACTAAATTTTCTGTAATATATACTACCATAAAAATACCCTCCTAATTTATTATAAATATTAAGGAGGGCATAATTTTAATATTATTTCTAAAAAGATTAATTAAAGGTACTTCCTGTTGGGTTTACATTAAAGTCTAATATAACGAATTCAACAGTTTTAGTAGGTTGGATGAAAATTTGACCAACTAATTGATTTCTATCAATAACATCGTTAGTATTATTAGTATCATCCATTACTACTTTATAAGCATATAAACCTTGTCTTTGTTGAACTGAATCTAAATATGGCCTTATTTTAGCTAAAAATGCATTTCTATTAGCTTGTGTATTTTGTTCAAAAACAAATGTATTTGCTACTTGACCTATTGTTCTTTTTAATTCAATTAATAATCTTCTTACATTAATTCTATCTAAAGCAGAAGCTTTGGATTGTAATGTTTTTTGTCCATATACTACAATTCCTTGTCCAGGGAATGTTGCTATAGGGTTTACCTTATTTGAATATAAAGTATCTCTATCTGTTGGCGATAATTTTCTTTCTGTTTGAATAACTGATATTCCACCTCTTTTAAATCCTGCTGGTGCAAACCAGGCTGCGCTAGCTTTATCATTATATTCATATACAGAAGGAATAATTACTGATGGCGGAACCCAAACTGATTTTGAAGTTTGAGGTGAATTAACTTGAACCCAAGGATAATAAGCTGCTGCATAACTTGAATCTAATTCAGATGCTTCACCTATTGTAGTTAATATATTAGCTCCTTTATCATTTAAATCTACTACAGCAATGGCATCTCCTCTATCAATACATGTTTGAATAGCTAATGCTACTACTGAGCTGTTTGATTGTTGTGTTTTTCCAGGTACTGTTAAAATATCAAATTGGAATTCATCTTTATTTGATAATAATCCTAATGAAGATGTATAGGCTGAATCTGGTGTTCCATATACCCCAGATAAAGTACCTGTAGCTCCCCCAAATGTTCCTGATGCTGCTACTGGGATTGATGCTGTATATTCTGGTTTAGCTATTCCATTATTATCAAAATAATTTAATGTTGGAGTATTTACTTGTTTTACTCTAACATATTTACTTCTATTTTTCCAATCTCCATCTACTTGCAAATAATTATCTGTTATTGAATATGATTGGTTACCAATTACTGATTCAATATAATTAGGAGACATTGGATCTAATGATAAGTTAGGCCATGATTCTAAAATAACTTTAGAATTTTGTAAATCGTTACCTCTTCTTATTAATAAAGTAAAAGTACCACTACTTGTATTAGGTGTTGTAATTTCCCATCTTAAATTATCTGCAGAACCACTAATTAATGCACCATTTGTTCCTTCAGAACCTGAACTATTCATTATAGAACCATATGATAATGTTTCTAATATAAAAGAAGCAGATGCTGTAGGTAAAGAATTTAATATATTTGTTGAAGTTGAAGGTGTAAAAGAACCCGATACTACTCTAGTTACTAATAAACTATCTCCACCTTGTTGGAAATAATTATAGGCAGAAATAGAAGTTAGATATTCATGTGTGTTAGATCCACTTTCAAATACACCACCAAACTTATTTAAATACTCACTGTAGGAAGTAACTATTGTTGGTATATTTACAGGACCCTTTACAGTAGGACCTACTATAGCAGCTCCAGCTATTTGAGGACCTTGAGTAATTTGTGATTGATCATTTTCTCTCTGTATTACTCCTGGTGATAATAAAGTTTCTGTCATTGTTTTAATTTATTTATATTTGGGTATAAATATTATTTTGTTTTGTAAAAATAAAAACCTCTAATTTCTGAAAGGTATTTGTTTTTTTAAGCATTAACATCAGTAATAACAATTACATCGCTATTATTTACATATTGTAGTCTTGGTGTTCCGTCTTGTCTATTAAACAACTCTTTGGTGTAATTTGAGCTTATTATTGTTGCTCCACTTAAATTAATTGTAGAGCCTGGAATATTAAATGAATTTGCATTACATCTTGTAATATTTACAGCGTTGCTAAAAGTAAAATTACTTCTACTCAAAGTGTTGAATTGGATATAACTATTATCACCTAAAGTGTTGTTTTGGATAGAACTAACATTACTCAAAGTGTTGTATTGGATATAACTCATACTACTCAAAGTGCTGTTTTGGATAGAACTACTACTACTCAAAGTGTTTGATTTAATAGAACTATTACTACTCAAAGTGTTTGAATCAATATAACTTTCATCACTTAAAGTGTTGTTATAAATATAACAACCATTACTCAAAGTGTTGTATTGGATATAACTCATACTTAAAGTGTTTGAACTAATAATAGTATTATTACTTAAAGTGTTGTTTTGGATAGAACTACTACTCAAAGTGTTGTATTGGATATGACTCATACTATTCAAAGTGTTGTTTTGGATAGAACTACTACTTAAAGTGTTTGATCTAATAGAACTATTACTACTCAAAGTGTTGTATTGGATAGAACTATTATCACCTAAAGTGTTGTTATAAATATAACCACTATTACTCAAAGTGTTGATAATGATAAAAGATTGTTGAGATAATTTATTAAACCAAATATATCTACCTCTTGTATTTAAAGTTTCAAAATAACTATCAATTACTTCGTTTCCTTGAATACCTAAAAAAAAATAATCATTAGTATTAAAATCATCTTGTGCACAACCCCATTGAAAGTCTTTTATAGGATTACCTAATCCAAACCCATCAGGAGATTCAAATTCTACAAACACTTGATTATTACCACTAACTACATTGTTATATCTATCTTTACGATAAATAATCATATCGTTACCAAAATCGTATTGTATTTCATCAATATAAACATTATAGTCTGTTTCGTTAAATGGTATTTCTGTCCACTCTGCGTTTAACGTATATTTATCTATACTTGCTCCAATGTTTCCATTAACATTAGTCCATGATTTTCCTCCCCAATGCACAATTTGTCCAACTGTATAACTCGGAGTAACAAAACCACTAACATCTGCTGTTGCGGTTGCTCCTGAAATAGAAGTTGCAAAACTCCAATCACCACTAATAAATTCTAAAAATCCTTCTGCTAAATATTTTGCAGTTGCTCCGTTATTCGCTGTGACTATTTCATTTGGAGTAAATATTCCTACAATATTAGAGAATGTATCTTCCATTTGTTTAGTCCAAATTCCATAACCTGTACTTTCAGCACTTACATCGTATTTAGGACAATAGAATTTACCACTACCTTGAAGTGATAATTCTGAAGGTGTAATTGCCGTTAAGGTAATTTCTGTTCCACCATATAAGTTTACATCAGCGTCTGTTATTGTATAATTTAATCCTGGTATAAATAATGAAGAGCTAAACATCAATCCTGCTTGAGATCTAGTTATTCTTTCATATATAGACCCACTTCCTGAAGGTATTGGTAAATTAGTTAATCCTGAACCATCACCACTAAAATATGATGCTGTTACTGAACCTGATATTTCTATTTGTGTGTCTGGGGATTCTCCAGAAAGAGCATCAATGATACGAGTTATATGTTCTGCTTTAATTTGTTGTTGAGGAGCTATTCCGGTTTTTGATATTTTTCCCATATTATAATTTTATATTTTATTATAAATATCAAAATTCTCCAGTTTCTAAATTAATATTTATATCACCGTATTTAGAAATAAGAAATTGTTTTAATGTTTTTTCTTCATCTTGAATCTCTTGTAATATATTTTTAATTTTTTGTTTTCTTTGTTCTAATAATATTTCATTAAGAGAAATTTCCCCTAATTCATATATAATATTTTGGGATTTTTTTTGTAATTCTCTTAATTGTTCTAATTCGATTTTTTCTATCTGATTCATAATTATATTTTTATAATTTTTATTGTTTGATAATTTATAATTTTTAAAAAATAAATTCCTTTTGGTTTATTTGATATATTAATTTGAGTACCTGTTCCAGATTTTATTAATTTATTATTAGAATTATATATTTCATATTTAGTGCTAAATGGCAAATAAACAATTCCTGTTGTTGGATTAGGATAAACATTTATTGTAGGTAATATATTTATCTGTGTAACACTTAATCCTGTTGGTTTTCTTTGTAGATTTAATAAGTAATTCAAACCATTAAAACTATCCCAAGTTAAGTTTGCTACTCTTACATTATATAATGAATTATTGTTTAATTCTGTATCTTCTATTTTTAAAAATACTTGATAAACATCTTCTGGTAAAGAAGATAAATCAATAGTTTCATTAAAACTATTTCCCCATAATTTAACATCTATATTTAAAGGAAACGAAAAAGTGTTTGTACTACTTTTTAAAACTAAAAAAGTATTTTTATTTTTTAATATTTTACTAAATCCTTCGTTTGTTGTATTAAATGTTAAATTTAATAAATCATCGTTAAAACTATATGTTAAAGAATTTAATACAAATCTATATCCTAATTTATTAATAATTGTTGTAAAACTACCATCATTTATCCAAGACGTTATTACAGCACCATAATAATCTCTATTAATAATACTCCAATTATATAAATCCATTTCAACAATAGCATTAGAACCTATAGTTCTATTAGTAACAGCGTTTGTTTCTCCAGACATTAAATTGTTTAATGTTTGAGATATTACTTCATTAATTTGTGTTTGTGAAGGAGTACAGGTTTGACATATAGGAAAAAATCCTTCATCTCCATATACATTTAAAAAAGCATCATTAAAATAACCTAATCTTGGAATATATGTGTTACCATACATTTTTGTTTTAGCATATGGATATCTTAATTGTATAAAAATTGAAGAATCAAAATTATTTAAACAAGCATCTACAATTTCTTTTCTGTTGTTCCATTGAGTTTGTGTATATTGAGTATAATCACCATTACCAAATTCAGTTGAATTTGTATAATAATATTCACCCCATCTACCAATAAAACCAATTTGAACCGATAATATAACATCTTTATTAGCATTTATAACGGGTGCTAATTGTTGAATATGTTGTAATATTTGAGATTTAGTTGGTTGGTAAGCTCCTGTTTGAGATGTTGTATAATAACCAAATCTAACAGTAGCTTTAATACCAGAATTTCTCATGGTATTAAAATCTTGTTGAATCTTGTCAAGATAAGATTGAGATATTGAACTATTAATAAATGATTCTAAATAAAATCCTCTATATATAACTGTTATTTTATCTACTCCATTTCTATATCCAGATAAAGATGTGCTACTTAATAATGAATAAGAAGAAGATGTTGTTTCTGTAAATTTATGAAATCCTCTTTCTGGATTAGCAATGATTTCATTATTTGTTGTAAAATTTATAGTTTGACTAACACATAATGTTGAAACTAATAAACTTAAGAATAAAAATAGTTTTTTCATGATATAATATTAATTAGTTTAATAAATATAGGTATTATAACACCACCATAACTTCCCATATTTATATCTGTAAACGAAAAAGGTGCTTCATATTTTTTATGTTTGTAATTTTCTCTAAAAAAATTTAGAATCCAACCTAAAAGACCATATATAAAACTCTGGTATAAAATTGGAG